GGGGGGATTTATGCGTAATTCAAAACCACTCCAAACCCTATTAAAAACCGCGCCGGGGTTATCCTATGAAGTCTCAACAGGCATAGAAAAACTAAAATGCATTCCGACTATTCTTACTGGGCTTTCTTGTATTCCGCAGGTTTACCCCGGGGAAGAAATGAAAAAAGAGGTTATCTATGCTTTAGAGTGCTTTGCCGATATTCAACGTGCTTTCATAGATAACCTATCGGAAAAAATGACGGAATTAGATTCCTTAATTGAAAAACTTGGCAAAGAATGCAGTCAAGACGGAGGAACTAATGAAAGCTAAACGTAAAAACGCCCCGCATTTAGCCGACCAAGTACAAGACGGGGCAGAGTTGATTATTTTAGTCGGTTCCAAAGCATGGCAGGCATGGGATAAAGGCAATGGGCTAGAATGGAGTTTATTAGCGCAAGCGATAAAAACAGATCCAAAACAAAAGCCCGTGATTTTAGGCCCAAGCCAGTTAGAGGAAATTAACGTTCTAAACCTTGCCGAAAACGACCGCACTTTTATTCGCCTTTGCCAATTCGGTAAATTTTCACATTCCGAAGAACTGCCGGCGGTGGTGGCAAATTTGGCGAAGAATACGCAAGTTCAAAAGCTCACCTTGTGCGACAGCTTAGGACACCTTCAAGAAGATGGCGACTTGTCGGCGTGGCTAAAACGCACACGCGAACAAAAGGGCGAAAGCGTGGCGGAGATGGTGGCGGGAAAACTTAACAAAAAAGCCCCGGTGATTGATTTTTCAAGCGAGAAACCAACACAAAAGCAAATTGCGCAAGCGTTTTTAGATTGGGTTGATAAACCAATTAGGCGGGATATACACGCGGGCAAACCGTTAGAGTATAACGGCTTATATTGGGAGCAAATACCCGAACACCATTTACAACGTAAAGTGATGGATTTTTATGATGAATTCGGCGGGGATTATACCGCCCGGCACCTGAAATCTATTGCCGATCTGATTGTATTAAAAGCGGAAGAAATTCCCGCACAGAACCCCGATTTTATCGGCTTTCAAAATGGCGTTCTTAATAAGAAAACAGGCAAATTCATGCCGCACGAAATAGGGCATTTCTTACGCAGTATAGAGGAATTAAACTGTAATGCACAAAGTAAAGATACACCGTATTTTGATGACTGGATTGAATTTGTCAGCAATGGCAACACCAACAAAAAGAACGCGATTTTAGCGGGGCTTTACATGGTGCTAACCAATCGGCACGAATGGGGCTTATTTTTGGAAGCCACAGGCGTAGCCGGCGCGGGAAAATCCGTATTTAGTCAAATCGCCTCAACTATCAATGGTGAAAAGAATACCGTCAGCCTTAGCCTACAGGAGTTAGAAATGGATAAAAAACGGGCTATGCTCATCGGGAAAAGCTTTGTTATATTTCCAGACCAAAAGCCCTACAAGGGAAGTGCAGACGAATTAAAAGCCATCACTGGCGGGGATAGCGTCACTGTCAAAATAAACTATGTTGATGATTTTGCCGTTAGGCTTAACCCTGTTTTTATGTTGATAACAAACTACCCTTTATTATTTACTGACCGAAACGGAGGCATAGCCCGTAGGAGAATAATTATCCCTTTTGACCGGGCGGTTCCAAAAGAGAAAAAAGACGTGCATTTTACCGAAAAGGTGCAATCGGAAGTTTACGGCATAGTGAATAAGTTATTAGCCCTTTTTCCTGAGCCTGATACGGCTAGAGCGATTTTGGAGGAATATAAGGAATTAGATGAAGGGAAAGGCATAAAACGGGAAGCTAACCATTTAATTGACTTCCTAGGGCATTTTGAACTTAGAGAAAATGCGCTTGGTGCCTTGCGATTAGGTAGCGCAAGAAGAAAATCAAATAGCAATGAATTTACACTTTACTCCGCTTATTTGTTTTACTGTGAATGCCATAATATCAGCCCGCTTAATCTATTTGCTTTTAAGAATGCTATGCCGGACGCTTTTAAAGAATCAGGGGAAAAAGTAAGTTATAGCGAGACCTTAAATAGAGGGTACTACAGAACGAATGCATTTTGGAGGGATAAGGAAACAACCTTAAAGCAGTGGAACGGTTAAGCCCTACCCGCCGACACAAATAGAGCCTGCTGGGCGTGGGATTGGAGGTCTTGTCGGAGACTGCCCGCCCAATGCAGATATCAACATTCTAATTAAACCATCAATACAAATAAAGGGCTTTTGCCCTTTTTTGTTTGCTTAAACTTCCTAAAAATCACGCATTCCACCAAAAACACCACCACTGTGGTGGACTATTTAACCACCATAAATCGACCTTAATCATTTGATATTAAATGAAAAATAAATAAAAGTGGTGGAGTGGTGGATTAATTTTGCAAAACTTTTTTTTCTTTTGTTTGTGCAATATTTTCTTATAAATCTTTTCCCTCTCTCAATTTTCCAAACGTGGAAAAAATACCTTTCTTTCGGACGCGTCCAAAATACCTCCATCTAAAACAAGTAATAAGAAGGAGTTTTTATGAGTAGTTCAATGGCAAAAATCCGCCACGAGCTTTTTACAGAAATTGAAGAAAACGTAATCAGGTTATGCAAGGAATTAAAAATCAATGATGACGTTTGTAAAAAAATTGGCTGTGGCGTTTCCGACTTTATTGCTGATTTTTATGCAGGTCAGGTTATTTATTTCCCCGCCCAAACCGCATTTAGACGAGGGAAAAAAGATATGCAAATTTATAAAAAATTTAATGGGAATAACTATACAGAATTAGCAAGGGAGTTCGGATATAGCGATTCAGGTATAAGAAAAGTAATCGCCCGTGTTCACAAACAAGCACGCCAACAGGGGAACGTATGAAACGAGTCATTTTTGAAATCTTCCGCGCCGGTAAGCATAACGGCACCGGCAAGAACGCAAAAATGCAATGGACGGAACAGCATTTAGCACAAGCAGGGCAGTTTTACAGCGAAGATATTAAATCTGCGCCTTTAGTTATTGGACACCCTGAAAATGACGAGCCAAAACTCGGCGCGGTCAAGCGTTTAATTCATCATGCCGGTGCATTATTTGCAGAAGCCGAAATTGCGCCGGAATTAATTCAGAAAATCAAGAATGGGGAATTTAGCGGCATTAGTGCGAGCTTTTACCCGCCCGACGCAAAACAGAACCCAATTCATGAATTGGGATATTACTTAAAACACGTTGGATTCTTGGAGCTAGGCAAGCAAACACCGGCCGTTCACGGAATGTTAGATCCAAAGGTTAGCGTTGAATATCTTGCTTATGCCGAAATTAACGAGGATTTAATTTTATTCTGTGAAGATGAAAATTCACTTTCTTACGCTGAACAATTACATGAAAAAGTTAGTTATTTCACCAATATTCTAAATGTGAATTATGAAACGGCGTTACATATTATTAATCAATGAGGGGAAAACATGGAACAAGAAGAAATTGAGCGTTTGAAATCTGAAAATCAACGCTTAAAACAACAATTAAACCAAGAAGAAAAGGCAAAGAATGAACAATTTGCTAATGAGTTAGTGAATAAGGGTGTATTAATGCCGGCGAATAAGTCGCAAGCCGTAGAGCTTTTAAACTACGCCTGTGATTATGATAACGGGGAAGCATTAAATTTCAGTGAAGGAGAAACGCTATTAAACAAAGTCAAACAATTTTTAGATGGCCAACCGCGGATCTGTTTGCATAGAGAGTTATCCGCGGACGATGGTATGGAAGAACAAACTACACAATATGCGGAAAATACACCAAAAAATGTTATCGCATTAGATAAAAAAATTCGTGCATATATGCATGAAAAAGGTGTTGATTATAAAACCGCATTTAACGAAATTCATAGCACAGGAGAAAAATAATGAGTTTAGCAGATACACGAATTCAGGACCCGGTATTAACCCAATTAGCGCAAGGTTATTACAATGCCGAATTAGCGGGAGAGTTCCTATTCCCCGCCGTTGAAATCTACAAAGAAGGGGGGCGGATTCCTCAATTTGGGCGTTTGGCGTTCCGAAATCAATCTACAGTAAGGGAAGTGCGCGGAGATTCTAACCGCTTGACCCCGGAAGATATTAGAAATATGGAAATTGTTCTTGAAGAACATGATATTGAATATCCAATAGACTACCGGGAAGATAATGACGCTAGTTATCCATTGAAACAATACGCCCTTTCAGTGGTGCAGGATGTTATTGCATTAGGGAGAGAGGTTGAAATTGCCAAATTAGTACAAAATCCGGCTAATTACCTAAATGAAAACGTAGTTAGTTTAACCGGCAAGGATAAATTTGACCACAAGGAAGCGGAACCATTAAAAACGATTGATACAGCCATTAATACTGTTTATGCAACAATTGGAAGAAAGCCTAATGTTTGCGTTATTTCTGATGATGTTTGGCAAGCCTTAAAAGAAAATGAATCGTTATTGGAACGAATTAAATATACAAAAACAGGCATTTTAACGCCTGAAGTTTTTTCCGAATTAATTAATGTAAAAACGGTAAAAGTAGCTTCCGCTATGCAAGAAAAGGGCGGGAAGTTAGAAAAAATCTGGAAGAATGTTGTTATTCTTGCTTATGTTTCAGAACGTGCAAAATCTGGCGGAACGGTGTATGACCCAAGTTTTGGCTATACCATCAGAAGAAAAAATGGCTTATTCGTAGATACCTATAAAGAAAAAGGCGGAAAGGTGGAAATTGTCCGTTGTACGGATATTCATAAACCTTACTTGGTTGGAGTACCGGCTGGTTATTTAATTAAGGATTGTATAGAATAGTTTGCGTTTGTTTGGCAAATGGGGAAGCCCCTTAGCAACAATAGCCCTGAAATAAGGGCTATTGTCATTTTTCAAAGAATTCCCCGCCGTTACTGTATTCTTTTAAAAAGTATGCGGTATGACGTGGGATTAAGCGGGAATAAGTGGGATACCGCAAAAAAACAACCATAAGCGGAACAAATAGCGCAGGATAATGCATAATAAATTGTATTGATTTTGTTTTTTAGTACCCTATAAAGTACCCAATCAACAATAACCAAAATTTATTATTTAAATATATCAACAAGTTACTTAAATTTATTTAGTCCTGTTGGGGCACCAAAAAACTTATCGCAACTCCTCGCAACTCATCAAAAACACCAATTAAAGCCAGTATTTATAAGACATTACAGCATTTTACCCTATTGTACCCCCTCGTAGATAATCGCCCTTAACCGCTCTTTCTTGTAACCACGATTGTAACCATGTGCTAATACCCCTTTTCCGTGGTTACATAAAATTGTTAAATGGTTACCAAATATGCCTAAAATTACTAAACCTCTAACCAATACAGAAGTAGAAAGCTCTAAGCCAAAAGATAAGGAATACACTCTTACTGATGGCTACGGATTATTTCTATTAGTCTTGCCTACCGGCGTTAAATCATGGCGTTTTAACTATATCCGCCCACTTACTAAAAAACGTACTAAAGTTTCTTTAGGAACTTATCCCGCTTTATCTTTAGCTCAAGCCCGTTCTATTCGTGAAGAATATCGCTCTTTGTTGGCCCAAAATGTGAATCCACAAGAACACAAAGAACAAGAACAGAAAGCCGCTATTGAGCATATAGAAAATAGATTGGCTTGCTATCTGTCGCTAATCGTTGGAAGGCCAAGAAGGTTCAAAAAGTAGAAGCTGAGACATTAAAAAAAGATTGGCGCCGCATGGAAATCTATTTGTTTCCTTTTATTGGTGATATGCCAATAAATGAAATTCTGCCAAAGGTTGTTATTGAAGCATTAGAATCACTCTATAACCAAGGCAAGGACGATACATTAAAGCGCACTATTCTGCTATTGAATGAAGTACTTAATTTCGCTGTAAACTACGGCCTAATTGCCTTTAATCCTTGCTTACGAATCAATGAAGTATTTAACTTTGGAAAATCCACCAACAACCCGGCAATAACGCCAAAAGAACTACCGGAATTAATAAAAGCCGTGATGTATTCCAGTGCGACCATTCAAACAAAGTTATTATTCAAATTTCAGTTATTAACCATGGTACGCCCTGCTGAAGCAAGTAACGCCACATGGTCTGAAATTGATTTTAAAAAATCTTTATGGACTATCCCGGCTAACAGAATGAAGAAAAGACATCCTTTTGTAATTCCCCTTTCTTCCCAAGCTATGGAAATTCTAAACAAAATGAAAAGTATATCTGTAAAAAGCGAATATGTTTTTCAAAGTTGGATTAAGTCTAACCAACCAATGAGCAGTCAAACAATCAATAAAATGCTAGTCGATTTAGGCTACAAGAATAAACAAACTGCTCATGGATTAAGAACAATCGGGCGCACTTATTTAGCCGATCAGCGTATTGATTATGAAGTGGCTGAAATGTGTATTTCTCACAAGACGGGGATGCAAACAGGCAAGATTTACGATAGGGCTGATTTCCTTGAACAACGCAAGCCGGTGATGCAACTTTGGGGTGATTATGTGGAGCAATGCGAACGTTAAAAGCGATGTGCGTGTAAAATTTTTAAAAAGTGCGTTCACTCGTTCACCGTTTCACTTTCTTTTATTTTTCAAATAGTTATAGAGTGAAGAGAAAAGAGAAGTTATTCACCGGGGCATTCACCTTTTTAGATAAAAAAAGCGCGGTTTTTTATGCCGCGCCTTTCACTATC